TAGTTGTTTTTTCTTATTTTTAACCATTTTATCAACTTCTTTTTTATTTACTTTATTAAAAATCTTTTAAATATATTATTATATAAATAACGTTATAGTTATCTTCATTTAAGAAGTAAAGGTCCATTATGAAAGAAAAGGGTAAATTTTACTTAACTAACAAAGAGTTTCTTTATGAATTAAGAAATTATCATCGCTTAAAAAAAATCAGCAAGCGTCTTCATGAAATTTTTTATCTCTTATCAGAACGCATAGCTCGTAAATCTTTATTTTATAGAAGAGTTTCAAATCAACATATTAAGTCAACTGATTTAACAGATGTATACAATGATTTTATTCATGAAGGTTACTTAAAATGTATTAAGAGAATTGAATCTTTTAATATCGAAACACACTTTAACCCATTTTCATATTTTACCTCTGTTATTACAAATACATTTAAAGATTTCTTTGGAAAAGAATATAGAAATGAGGTTTTAAAATCTATTGCTCAACATGATTATGAACACCATTTTTTAATCACATACGGATTTCCATTAACACATATAAGCGAGGAAGATTGATTATGAAACATGCAATTATTGGTGATATCCATTTTAAAAAATGTAAAGATATTGAGCAGAAATATAGAGATAGAGTTTTATATTTCATTTTTAAAACTCTTCAAGAAAAAAACATAGATAACATTATTCAATTAGGTGATTTCTTTGATGATAGAAAGCATATAGATTTGCAAGTTTATGATGATGTTGTAAGAATATATGATAAGTACTTTTCGGATATGAATTCGACCACTCTAATCATCGGCAATCATGATACATATTATAAAGATAACAATTCAGTTTTTTCACCAATACTATTAAAAGAATATTCCAACTTAAAAATTATAAATAAGATTCAAGAAACGAATCTAGGCTTGTTTGTTCCATGGCTTAATAATTCAAACGTTGATGAATTTACAAAAACAATTGAAAATACAAAAGCTAAATATTGCTTTGGACATTTTGAAATAAATTCGTTTGCTATGATCAAAGGATTGGAAGAAAATAATGGGTTGTCAACAACGTTGTTTAATAAGTTTGATAAGGTATTTTCTGGTCATTTTCATTTAACACAAGATAAAATTAATATCTCATATGTTGGATCAGTTTTTCAAAATGACAGAAATGATATAAATGATATTAAACGTTTCATGATTATTGATGATCAAACGCATGAAATTGAAGAAGTTAAAATACCATTTGAATTATTTAATAGAGTTGTTATTACATCAGAAGATGAAATGACTGATGATTTGATAGATACATTTTCGGGTAAGATCAATGATATTATCTTTACAACCGAACGAAGTTTAAAACGTGAAAAATTTATTGATAAAATCATAGAATCATCTAGCAATTATGAATATCAAATTATTGATAATTCAGAATTGTGCAAAGAGAAAATAAATTTAATATCGCAAAATGATGATGTTAATGAATTATTTGTTGATTATCTTACTCTATCAAATAGTTATGATCAACAAAGAAAAGATTCATTAAAAAAATTATTCATAGATATATATTGTGATATTAAAGGAGATTCAAAATGAAATTTAAAAAGATTAGATTTAAAAACTTTCTTTCCTTTGGAAATACCATTACAGAGATTGACTTAGATTCAAACCAATCTATTCTTATCACTGGTGAAAATGGAACTGGAAAGACCACAGCATTAGAAGCATTTTACTTTGCTATTTGCGGTAAGCCATATCGCAAAATAAAAAAAGATGAACTCATAAATTCAACTAATAAAAAAGAATTGTACGTTGAAGTTGAATTTAACCACGAAAACCATGAATATATAATTAAGCGCGGAATCAAACCAAATTTATTTGAATTGTATCAAGACAATAAACTAATTGATTTAACCGCATCTACAAAAGATTATCAAACAATTCTGGAAAATCTTATTGGTGTTGATTCAGATACATTTGCCAATACTATTTTTATATCATCAAAATGTTACACACCATTTTTAAAATTGAAAGCAGAAGACAAAAGAAATTTCATTGAAAATGTTCTCAATATAAAAACATTCTCACAAATTCTTGATGAAACAAAAATTAAACGAACATTACAGACTGAAAAACATAATGAAATTAGTTTCAACTTAAAAAATTCTATCGATAAGTTTAATATTGCAAAAGAATCGAATGAAACATATGCAAAGAATAACGAAGATGAAATAGAATCAATTAAAAAACTTATTGATACTGAAGAAACAACGCTAATCCCTATCAATGATGAGATATCCAGAATTGAAGCTTATTTGAATAAGAATAAATTTGATGCTAAGCTCGTTGAAATTTTCAATGAACAAAATAATGTTCATAATGAAATTAACAGTGCAACTCAAGCAATAAATGATGATACAAAACTTATAGTTGATAAGCACAATGATGAAATAAGTCTAATAAGACAACAAATATCAGCAGAAAATAAAAAACAAATAGTATTAATATCGAATAAATCAGCATTAGAAAAACAATTTGATATGCTTTCTCATGAGCACACAAACACAATTGATAAATTGAAACAGATATTAGATAAAGAAATTGTCTTGATCAATAATGAATTCATTATTAAACAAAACGAGCAAGCTTCTATTATTGATAAGAATAATAAAGCTATTGAATTTTATCAACATAATACTGAATGCCCAACTTGCAAACAAATAATATCATTAGACTCTGATATTATATCCAAACATGTTTTGTCTCTTAAAACTGAAATAGAACGTTGCAATAGATGCATAGAAGTGGCTAGAGATAGTGCCGATGAAAGAATCAAACATATAACTATTGAAACGCAAAAACAAAGTGATCTTACCAATGAATCTTACATATCTAAGAAGGAAGATGTTAAATTTCAATTATTTAAAATAAATGAAGACATTAGAAAAATAGAAGACTTGGTTGTAGATCTAAACGCTAAGATCATAAACGTTGAGCCTTTTATTAAAAAAGCTGAGGCTGAAAAGCAAATTAAAATAGCTGAGATGTTAAAAGAATTCGATGATAAAATAAATAATCTTCAGCTCAAAAAACAAGATATTGAATCTAAGATAAAACAAGCTTCAAATAAAAGTTCTGAACTCTTAAACAAAAAAACAACATCAGATACTAAAATAAATTCTTTTAATGATAGAATAAAAGAATTGAGCTCAATAGAAAAAAAATCATTGATTGATACGGTGCCATTAGAAAAAGAAATAGAAATAAATAAAGAAGAACTGAACAAATCTGATTATGAAAAAGAAACTATTGCTGAATTGATTAAAATACTTTCAGACAAAGGCATCAAAACATACATCATTGCTAAGTATATTCCATACCTCAATGAATTGGTTAATAAATATCTTGAAATATTCAATGCAAATTATCGATTGCAATTTGATTCTAATTTTGATATTCAAATTTCTGGTAGAGGATATGAAAAGCTTGGTTATTATTCATTCTCATCTGGCGAAGAACAACGTGTCGACTTAGCATTATTATTTTCTTTTTATGAGCTCGGAAAAATGAAAAATAGTATTAACACAAATGTTTTAATGCTTGATGAAATTAGTGACAAGAGTCTTGATTCTGATGGCTTATCTGGTTTATTTTCAATATTTAAGAATATGAAACAAAAAGGAATGACAATATTCAACATTAGTCATCGTCCAGAAGTTAGAGACAAATTTGATAAAGTATATAAAATTACAAAGACTACATTTAGTTCTATAACTGAGGAATAACAATGGAAAATCAAGAATCTCTAAGCCGAAATATTCTTTTATTTGGTGATATAACATCAGAAAAAATTGAATCCATTATGCAGTATATTATAGATATCGTGGATCATGATGATTATATGTCAGACACCTTGACTAATTATGAACGAGAACCTATAAAATTGTATATTTGTTCTGGCGGTGGAGAAGTAATGCCGACAATTGGACTCTGCGAATATATAGCATATTGTGGAACTCCAATTGCAACAATATGCCTAGGCGAGGCTTGTTCAGCAGCATTTATGTTATTAATTGCCGGTCATAGAAGATATGCAGTTAAAGGCAGTTCTTTGATGGCTCATCAAATGGCTGGCGGCGCAATTGGTTCTGCTAAGGACTGCGAAATTCATTTACAACACATGAAAAAAGTAGAATCATATATGATTGATTTAATTAAAGAAACTACTGAACTTCCTCAGTCTTTAATTGATGAAATTTATTCTAGTCAAATTGATAAATTTATGACAGTTGAAGAAGCCTTAGAATATAAAGTTATTGATTGCATTTATGGACAAGTTGATAGCGAAGAAACTGACGAAGAAGATGAAGAAATTTCTTCTGATGAAGCCAATATTAATGAACCTTGCAACACATGAGTGAATATATGAAAAAAGCTTTTCTTGGAATAGATCCTGGCCGTAATGGTGGATATGCATTACTTGGGGAAGATGGAATTCTAATTGATTATTCCATCTTCCCATATAAACTAGAAGAATTTGATTCTAAAACCTTTATAGACTACTTAAACAAAATCAAATTGGAATATAATGTTTCAGTCATATTTGAATATGTTTTTGGTATGCCCAATCAATCTTCTGTAGCAACATTCAATTTTGGTAATAATAGAGGAGAAGTAATATCTCTCATTAAAGCTGTTGAATTACCATATCGTGAAGTTCAGCCAACTGAATGGAAAAAGAATGTATTAAAAGGTTTAAAATGGAAAGCTGAAACAGTTCGTTTTAAAGCACCGAAGGGTATATCAAAAGAAGAGTCAGAAATCTTAAAAGCTGAATTTAAAAAGCTTAATAATTCCAATAATAGCAAGGCTAAACGAGAAGCTAAGTTAGTATCAGCAGAATTTGTATTTAAAACGTTTCCACAAGCAAACATATATATTGGAAAGAATCCTCATGATGGAATGTCTGATGCAATTTGTATGGCGTATTATGGATACTTATATGATAAAGGACAGTTATTAGCAAAAGAGTAAATAAATTATGAATGATAACAATGTTACAAATTTTTCGAACAGAAATAAATTCAAAATATTAGTTCATTTTGATGATGTTAATACATTCGAAATGCTGGTAAAATCAGTGACATTTGGTGGAATAACACTTGGAACTACAATATATTCAACACCAATGCGAAATCTTGAATATCCCGGAGATTCATTCCAAGCAGAAGATGCGGTTATCGATTTTTACTTAGATGAAAACTGGGAGTCATTTAAAGAATTGTTTCGTTGGATGAAAAGAATAAAATCAACCAAGACAGCTAATCAAAATCCTCTACTATTAGCTGATATGACAGTTCAGATTTTAAACACAAAATTTCGTGATACATTTAACATTATATTAGAAGATTGCTTTCCATATTCATTAACAACAATAAATCTTGATACGGATGATGATGCAATGCCGTTGATGGGTCAAGTTATAATGAAAGTAAATGATATGGATATTGTGGATAAAAATTAAAAATTTTATTATTGTGGTATAATAATTTTGATGGAGTGATTCATTTTCAATCTCTTTTCGTTCCTCGGATAAAACCGAGGAATTTTTTTTTTAATAAAAAAATGCATTACAATATATAATGAAACAAATACATTGAAAGAGGTTAAAAATGGATAAAACAATAGACAGTTTTTTAGACAATGAATATAAAAACTATGCTGAAGAAGTATCATTTAAACGAGCTTTGCCTTCAGCCATTGATGGTATGAAACCAGTTAGACGTAAGATTTTTTATTATATGTCAAAAAATAAAAACTCTGGCTTTATAAAAGTATCAGCCATTGCTGGTGGTATAGCCGAAAAATGTAATTATCATCACGGCGATGCATCACAAGCTATTATAAATATGGCAAAAGACTTTCCATCATCAAATAACTATTCTATGTTATTACCAAAAGGCATGTTTGGTTCGAAATTACTTCCAGGATCATCAGCAGCTTCGAGATATATTCATGCAAAATATAATTCAATAAATGATCTTATATTTTTAGATAATGATTTAATAGAACCAAATCATGACTTAGAATCTCCAGAACCAGAATTTTATCTTCCGATAATTCCAATTCATCTTATAAATGGAATGAATGGAATAGGAATTGGTTATGCTGTTAAAATCTTTTCAAGAAAATTGTCAGATATTGTAACTTCAATTTTGGAATGTATTGATAATGTTGATATAACCAATGCCGCTCCATATTTTAACAAATGTAATTATAACATTCAACAACTAACAATGAAATCATTTGAAATATCTGGAAAATATCATATTGAAAAGGATAAGCTTGTTGTCACTGAATTGATCCCGGGTATGGATCGAAATAAATTTGTTGAACATTTGATCAAATTACAAGATAAAAACATTATTAAAACATATAATGATGAATCAAAATTAGACTTTAAATTTGTTATTAAGTTGAGTGATAATCTAACGCATGATAAAATTCTACAAGTATTTAATTTGACTAAAGTGTTTCATGAAAACTATACAATGTTAGATCATCTTAACAACATAATAACGTTTGATAGCTATAATGAGATCATAAAATATTTTACAGATTATAGACTTAAAATTTATACTAAACGCAAATCATTGGCTATTAAAAAGTTGAATGAAGAAATCGAAAAAATAGAAGCAATTATTATATTCATAAAAAATATGAAAGATATTATAAATGCAAAATCAATAGATGAAATAAAAATACTATTCAAAGATAAGCTTAAACCTGAATCGATTGAATATTGTTTAAAGAGACCTTTATCGAATTTTATGAAAATGAATATTGATGATTTAAATAATAATATTAAAGAACATCAAAATATGATACAATATTATTCATCGGTAGAAGAAAAAACATTGTATAAAAATGATTTGAACACATTGCTAAAAGCAATGAACGAATGAATGAATTTGGTTAATAAAAGATGAAAAAATTAATTATATTTATATTGTTATCTATGTTATTTTCTGGTTGTCAAAAAGGTGAAAACATTTTAGTTGGTCCAATATTGATTGATGAGACGTTTTTACCTGATAACGTTACTATCAAAAAGGAGATTGATAATGACAAATAATATTATTGAAACAAATGGAAAGAAGTATAAATTAACAAATGTTAAGAATCTAATTGATTGCGACAAAATAGATTGTGCTTGCACTATTTGTGATTATGATTTTAGTGAAAGATGCGATATTCCTTTAGATGTATGTCCAGATTATCACTGTCTTAAACTTGTAGCAGCTCAGGAAAGAATGAATCTCTCAGAATTAAGTTTTAAAGTTATTACATGCTCTAGCCGCATGACAAAATTGCACGATATTCTAAAATCTCTAGGAGTCGTTTTACCAATCAATTACAATAATACCGTTTTTGTTATATGCGATGAAGGTCATTTTCAATTCGGCGGGTCCTTTATTCACTTTGATAAATTTTTGCAAGAAGAAATAACATTTGATCAAGCTATTTATTTGTTAAACAAATGCTCAAATGATATTAAAGAATCGAAATTAGGAAAATTCATTGAATATGATATTGCGCCAGATGGAAAATTTGATTCAGGAAGAACATATTGGGCTGATTTTAATTTTGAAGAAAATGAAAATAGTATTTTTGCTGGATGGCTTTGGGAAAATCCAAAAAATCCTAATTGTAAAACGTGGTCAATGAATAGAAAAGGAATAAAAGGATCGCGTATGATATCAAATTGTAATGAATGGGAATATCCGATTATTCCAAAGAAAATAAGATATTGGGTAAAGGAGTAATGGTATGAGTTGTTCCAATTGTCCATGGAAAAATCCAGCAAGTATCGAATATGAAGTTTTTGAAGAAAATGGAATGATTGGCATTGAGACAAACAGATGAAATTAACAAAAATTGTTTACAATCAAATAGATGTTGAATTGGTCAGATTAAAAAAAGCAATCATTAATACAAAAGAGATGTGGTTATTTAATGAATTAAGATGTCCTAATTGTGGCGATTTCATTCACTTTTATCATGATGAAACAAAATTTGCCAGAGGTGTTGTTCAAGTTCAATGCAATAAACAATTATGCAACTGTGAATTTATTATAGTTTGTTGGCACCATTTCATACCGCCAAATAACTATTGTTTAATTAAAAAGGAAGATTTAAAATGACAAATACACCAGAATTAATTTCACTTTGTGGTGGAAAATACTCTGTTAAAAATAACAATGGGGTTCTTGAAGTTTATAGGCATGGTGAACGCTGGCCTGAAAAAGAGAAACAACTAATTGGTGATGGTTTTGTATTAGCTTTGGTTCAAGAGATTGAAGAGTTAAAAGAAAAATTGGGCTTGCAACGAGGAAATGGTAGACTGGTTTGCAATACAGTTATCGAAAATCTATAAAGCAATGAAAGAGGCAAAATGTTTATGAAACAAATCAGCATGAGTGTCGAAGAATTGATTACGAATCTGAGCAAATATCCACCATTGGCAAAGGTTTATTTTAATAGCGATGGATGTTATGCTGAAATGGCAATCATGATCTGGAAACTGGTAGAAATCTCCCTTCGCTGTGATGGTGAAATTTCTGATGATTTGAAAATGTAAAAAGGAATAAACTATGAAAATTATTGCAATCGTTGATATTGATGATAACCCTGCACGTGTCGTACTCATAGAAGATGATATTGTCGAAATGATTAAAAGCAAAGTGTCGGACAAATACCCAGACGCATATGTAAAAGTTAAATCATTTAATGTGGACACAACAGTCCGACTATAAATGATAAAACGAAAAACATATGATATTTGTTTTAACATTTTTAATCGGTGTCTTTGTCGGAGCAATGATCTGGGCAATGCAGGATTACATTCGAAACACAAGATTTCATGGTGGAACTACACAAATAAGATTACAGTTGACAAGGATGTTCAGGTTCCAGAACCGCTATGATCGGCGTAAATACATGAGAACCATTCCAGAACCGGACAGAACGGCATTAATCGACATGTACAAAGAAATAAAGAATGGTCATGAAGATTTGGATATTGATAAATGGTTGGATAATCATCACTATGAGGTAATAAAGAAATGACGATGTTTAAATTATTGGAATATATCTTCAACCGAATTGGTCATCTTGGCTGTTTTGTTACAATCATAGATATAAAATCTGGTCAAATGGTGCTTAAAGTATGGAACAAGGCTAGATATGGCGTTGTTTCGATAACAGAAGAATTGTTAAATGATTTGTGTGATTCTACCAATGAAAAGCGTAATGAAATGATTGATACAATTCTTCTGTTAAGTGCTTTAAAGGAAAGATAAATGAAATTTAAAATCATAATCACAATATTAATTCTCATCTTCATAACTGCCTGTGAAGATAAAGGTAATTATGTTGATGTTGGCCCTGTTTTGGTTGATGAAAATCTTTTACCAAAGGATAAATAATGAAATGTTTCTATTGTGATAAGGAAGCAACCCACAAATCCACAGATATTAAATCAACAGTTTACCATTGTAAAGATTGTGGCTTTGAATTAGTTACAAGATATTTGAAAAAGTTTCCAGGTACATTAATTTGTACAATGAATCTAAATGAACAGGAGAATCTAAAATGATTGATGTATTTGAACAGATTAAGCCCTTGTTGAGTTTCGACACCCCAGACGACTTCTACTATGTTCAAGTGTTCCAACGGCGTAAGGACATGCCAAATGGAGCAAAGAAGAATACAATTATTATCAAGGATTATTACATACATTCTCTTGATTATTTTGAGAAAAAATATCCAGAGATTAAAGCATTGTGTAATTTCTTTGGTGCAAGAGCTGGACTACGTTTAAATAAACGATCATTTAAGAAAGTATCGTTTAGAACTATGTTGAACATTACTTCCCAAATGATGCAAGAAGATTTTCATTCAACTAAACAAGCATTTTCTAAAGCATGTGGGCAATGTCACAATGAATCGTCTGGTAAAACATGGATTGTTGATATTGATGTAAAAGAAAGAGATGTTATTGAGTCTGTAAAAGATCACATTAACAACAACTGTAGACCAGATGATACAAATAAGGTTATCATTGAATTACCAACGAAGAATGGTGTTCATCTGATTACAAAACCATTTGATAAATCTCAGTTTGTAAAAGTGTTTCAGATGGATATTCAATGCGATAATCCAATTAATTTGTATATTCCAGATATGGTTAATAAAGTTGATTTATATGAAGAGGAAGAAATAGCATGAAATTATTTAAGGTTCATTTTATTGATAAAAGAACATATCCAGTTTATGTTGTTGCAAAATCATTTGATGATGCGTCTGAAGAAGTAATATTTCAAATAAATTCAATGATCGCAAAATCACCAAAAGTTGAAAAAATAGAGATTATTGCAGATGAGAGCGGTGCATTAAGTTACACATGTCAAAGTAGTTCACCAAGACTATTTATTGCTAGAAGTTATGATGAATCCGTTAGAAGGAATGAGTAATGAAAAACACAAGAAAACAACAACTTTTGAATAGTATTTTAGCAGCAAATCAATTCATTCAATCGGCGGAAATAGCTCTTGATGAAATAATTAAATACCAGAATACACAATATGAAGAAGGATATAAAAATGAACCTAAGCCAAGTATAAAGTTTGGAAGATGCAAAAATCTAAGTTCAGAACTTAGTTATCAGTTGGTTGAATTGCGTAGAACCAATCTATAAAACCATAATTAAAATTTACGCAAACGTTGTATAATAAACATAATTTAAACTAGGAGAAATGAAGTGGCATTGAAACTCAATCAAATTAAAAAAATTAGTTCTAATCCTTGGGCATTTACACTTTCAGATGAAAACTCACCTTATTCAATCGATGAATGTGTTGATACAAACTGTTATGCTCTTAATGCTTTTTTGTCAGATGGTGATATCTTTAAAGGTTTACCAATGGGTAAAAGAATCTCATTTTCTGGTGAATCATCTACAGCAAAATCATATTTTAATGCTTTCATCATCAAATCATTTTTAGATAAATATGAAGACGGTGTGGTAATTATATTTGAAACAGAAGGATCATCACTAAGACAGCAAGCAGAATCAATCGGAATTGATATGACAAGAGTCATTGTTGAACCAGTTAATATCATCGAAGAACTTCACACAAATATAATGCAATATTTGAAGAAATTAGAAGATGATTATATGGATACTAAAGAAAGAACAAAGATTTTATTTGCTCTCGATTCGCTTGGTATGCTTAGTTCAAATAAAGAAATTGATGATAAATTAGCTGGAAACAATACGAGAGATATGACTAAAGCTCAAGCTATTAAAGGAATGTATAGAGCTATTTCGTTGAAATTATCATTGCTATCAATTTCTCTGTTGACAATCAATCACTCATATACGAACATTGGTGGTTATGGTGATTCTCAAGTAGAAGGTGGCGGCTCAGGATTTCAATATAGCGGAGATGTTAGATTTCTTCTTTCAAAATCTCAAAAACGAACTGGTAATATTCAAACGGGCGTAACAATTCGTCTCAAAGTTAAAAAGTCAAGATTTATTAAAGAGAATCAAACAATAGAGATTGATCTGGACTTTGAAAAGGGTCTCAATAAGTATTCCTATATGGTAGAGTTTGCAGATGCTTGTGGCATGCTTAAATCATCAGATACCATGGTTAAATTTGAAGGCAATGAATATCCAAGAGCAATGTTTGAAGAAAAATTTGGCGAATATTTCAATGAAGAAAAAATGAAAATACTAGCTGATAGAATTAAAAAAATGCTTGGTTTTGGTGCTGATGATTGTATTGAGACAATGAATATTGATAAACTTATCAATCATGGTGTAACTCTTGGGTTCATTACTGATACACCCAGAACAATCATTTTACCAGATGGAACTAAAATCAAGAAAAATGAACTTAGAGCCAACGAAGAATTGATTCCAAAAGAGTTAATTGAACAAATTAAAAATAAACTTAAAGAACAACAAACGTCATAGTATATAGAAATGAGGGAGAAGTTATCAGCTTCTCCCTCATAATCTAATAACTATTGCGGAGTTACCAGACCTATGTATAATATACTACAATGCAGAGAGATTTTACAAGACTTTTTTGATAATTTTAAATCACTTCTTATCGGTGAATTGAATAATAACAACATAAATACAATCAATTCTATCATTCGTTTTACGCAAAACAAAAATATTTTTTTATCATTTGATAAAAAATACCCAAAATTTTTTACCAAAATTTTAGAGATGTTTTATATTTCTAAATTTAGCATTGATGATATTTTAAATATGATTAGATGCAAACACTGTGGACAAAAAACCAAATATTATAAATTATCATATCATGATTATTGTTGTCGCGATTGTGCATCAAAATCTGATATTCGAAAAGAAAAATTTAAAGAATCTTTTAAAAATGTCGATTATGCTGTTAGACATATTAAATCCGAACAAACAAAATTACTTAGGTATAATGATTCAAACTATAATAATCGAACAAAATTTAAAGAAACATGTTTAGAAAAATATGGGACTGAAAGACCATCAGAGTCAGAAATTATTAAAGATAGAATTAAAGAAACGAATAAAATTCGTTATGGCGTTGAAAATGTTTTTCAATCTGAACAAATTAAACAAAAAATTAAAGATACTAATATAGAACGATATGGCGTAGAAAACGTCTATCAATCTGAAATTATTAAGGATAAAATTAAACAAACTAATCTTGAAAGATATGGTTATGAACATGCGATGCATTCAGAGGAAATTAAAGAACGACATAGACAAACATGTTTGGAAAAATATGGTGTTGAAAATAATTTTCAATCTGAATCATCCAAAACTAAAATGAGAGTAACATGTTTAGAAAAATATGGTGTAGAATATTATGCACAAACAAATGAGTGTCAAAAAAGAAAGTGCGAAACCAATCAAATTAGATATGGGTCAAATACATTTACTGAAGCTCATTTAACGAATGTTGATGATATGAATTATGATTTCATAAAAGAAAATTTTATAAAAGATGGCTTCATATCACTTGATAAATTGATGGAATATTTTAATTGTTCAGCAAGTTTTTATTATCAAATGTTACGTGATAGATTTGGTTTTGATGAAGGCGTTAAACCATCACAACACAGAACACAACTTAAAATATATGAATGGATATTATCATTAAATATTAACGCTAAAAATGATGATAGAAAAATTTTATCAGGTAAAGAGCTCGATATTCTATTACCTAACAATAATCTAGCCATAGAATATGACGGATTAATGTTTCATTCATTTGGCAAATCGAATCACTCAATGTTTAATAATCATTTAATTGAGAATTCTAATAAGCATGTTATTAAAACTGACGAATGTAAAAAACAAGGTATTCAATTGTTACATATTTTTGAAAATGAATGGTTAAATAAAGAAAATATTTGGAAAAGTGTCATCAAATCTAAATTAGGCTTGAATGAAAGAATATTTGCTAGAAAATGTGCCATTAGAAAAATTGACAATGTTATTAAAACAGAATTCTTAAATAATAATCATCTTCAGGGCAACTGTTCAAGCTCAATTAATATTGGACTTTATTATGATAATGAATTGGTATCTGTTATGACGTTTGGCAAATCGCGTTACAATAAAAATTATGAATATGAATTAATAAGATTTTGTAATAAACTTAATTTAAACGTAATTGGAGGTGCTTCTAAGCTCTTATCTTACTTCATTAAGAATTATACACCCAAGAGCCTAATCAGCTATGCTAATCGGCGTTGGAGTGATGGTAATATGTATAATAAATTAGGATTCAATTTAATAAATACTTCAGAACCAAACTATTTTTATTTTTTACCAACAGAATATATATTGCATTCTAGATTAAAATTTCAAAAACATAAGCTGAGTCAAATATTTCATAATTATGATGAAACATTAACTGAAACAGAAAATATGTACAATAATGATTATAGAAAAATATATGATTGCGGTAATTATGTCTTTATAAAAATATTTTATTAAATATTATTATAATGTATAGATATAAAATTATTAAATCATTTAGCGATGAACAAAAGAAATTTATAAGTAGAATAAAGGAATTGGCTAATAAATATGATAAAATTTCCAATAGTTGATGTTATCAATAAATATAATGTCAAAGAAGAATGTTTCGAACAAATTTTCACAATTAAAATGTTACAACAATCTGGTTCTTTAGTAATAAAGTGTATACATGGAAATAGTATGGTTGGCTCCAAAACATGTAATGATTGCGAATACAATAGTGGATTTGATTATGCAAAAGCTGAAATAAAATGCAATTGTTCTGATTGGGTAAATTATATTGTTAGCACCGATAATATTTCTAATTTGGTTGAATAAAATATGAGTAAAGAAAAATTTAATTACGCTGAATTTTTTAATGAAATTGAATCCAATTTATCTGTTCATGCACATGATCTCGATAAAAAGATTTATGAAGCGCCAAATGCACATAATAAAATTATGCGTCAAATTACATTAGAAAAAAATAAACTAAATAAATTAGAAACTAAATATAATAAAATCTTTGCAAAGTTATATCATCATTATCGTTATGAATACGAATTTAAATTAGAATCTAAAGATGTTGCTATATTTTATTTAAAAAAAGATGATGAATTTCTGCAAATAAATGATGAATTAAATGATCAAAGACTATTGGTTGATACGCTTGAAAAGTGGATGAAGAAAGCTAATGCCATAACATTTGAAATTAAAAATATTCTAGAGTATTTGAAGTGGAGCAGCGGTAAATAAAATCCAGCTATCAATATAATATGAGAAGTATTGTTTATGATACTTCTCATTATTTTTCAGTAAATATCACCATATAAAAAACTTCAGGAGATAAACTCATGCTCAAACTCAATAAAACACAACTTCAAGAATTAGAAAAATTTGTTGAGCATTATCAGAATTCAATAAACGCGGCGAGTGGATCATTAGTGGATGCGAATGCTAATGTGACTGAGAAAAATGTGATAACAATGATGGGTGAATTTGTTAAACCTATCATGATTCAATATAATCGACATATTAGATATGATCAAATTCAAAAAAATTTCGGTAAGGAAGTAGCTGATCAATATCTAAAAGATATAGAAAATCATACAATATACGTTCATGACGAATCCCGCGCTAGTGTGCCTTATTGTTTATCAATATCACTTTTCCCATTCTTAAATCATGGTTCAACTTGTATTGGTGGAAACACTGAAGCACCGAAGCACCTATCTTCATTTTGCGGCGGATTTATTAATTTGATTAACCAGATTGCAGCTCAAGTTGCTGGTGCTGTTGCCACACCTTCATTTTTAGTATGTTTTGATTATTTTGCAAGAAAAGATTATGGTGATAATTATTTAGAAGATCATAAGAAAGAAATAGATCAATATTTACAAGCCGTCACTTATTATTTAAATGAACCTTGTTCGGGTCGAGATGGTCAGTCAGTATTCTGGAATATATCTATCTTTGATGAAACATATTTAAAGGGTCTCTATTCTGATTTTGTTTATCCAGACGAAAACTTTTCGAGAGTTAATTTTGAATATGTGAATAAACTTCAAAAATATTTCCTCAAATGGTTCAATAAAGAAAGAACAAAGAAATTATTAACATTCCCCGTTATTACTTGCGCTATGGCTTATGATGAAAATAAAAATATCAAAGATCAAGAATTTTCATCCTTTATAGCCAACGAATTATCTGAAGGTAGCGGATTTTTTGTTTATCTATCTGATAATATAGATTCACTTTCAAGTTGTTGCAGATTAAGAAATGAATCTAAGAATGAATTTTCTTATACTCTCGGAAATGTTGGAGAAATGACTGGTTCTGTTCATGTTATAACAATCAATATGAATAGATTCATTCAGAACACTAAGAGAGAGTATAATACAAATCAACAATCGTTTGATAGTTTTCTCAATGAGAAATTAAAAGAACTTATTCAAAGAATACATAAATATCATTATTCAACAAGAGAAATTTATAGACATATTATGGAAAAGAAAATGTATTCTGTTTATAATGCTCAATTCATTAAAATGGATAGACAATTTTCGACTATCGGTATAAATGGTCTAGTTGAGGGTGCTGAATTTCTTGGTTATAGTATCGATCCTAACGAAGCTTATATGAATTTCTGTTCAGAGCTTTTGAAAACAATTTCAACAGCCAATAAAGAAGCTAAACAGATTTATAAAGTTATGTTCAATACTGAATTTGTTCCTGGCGAAAATGCTGGTTATAAATTAGCTCAGTGGGATAAAAAAGATGGATATGTTGTTCCAAGAGAATGTTATAATTCATATTTTTATCGTGTTGAAGATAATTCTTTGAATATAATTGATAAAGGTAAATTGCATGGTGATCAAGTAACAAAATATCTTGATGGTGGTAGTGCTTATCATATTAACTTAGAAGAATATTTGAATGCCGCACAATATGAAAAAATGTTTCATATTATGGCAATATTAGGAGTCAATTATTTCTGCACTAATGTTAAGATAACTTGTTGTGAAGAAAAAGATTGCGGTTTTATTGATAAAAGAACGCTATCGAAATGTTCAAAATGCGGCGGTGAAAATATTTCACATGCCACCAGAATAATAGGGTATCTCCGAAAAGTAAGCAATTTTTCAGAAGCTCGCCAAGTCGAAGAATCTTTAAGATTTTATCATAAAGAATAAAAATTATCCTCTGTATTATATGTTATTATATTAATACAGAGGATAATTTTTATGAGATGTTATAATTGTTTTTCAGGAGTTGAAGTAATGAAAAATTAGTCAAAAGTTATTGGAACACTATTAGACGATTTAAGTTCTTCTAATTTTGGTATTAGATCAATCGAAAGTTTCGAATATCCAGAACTTAAAAAGATTCAATCAGATTTAAAAAAATTGCGTGGTGATGTTGATAATTTATTTTATAAAATTAAAGTTTGATTAAATAATTGTTTACATACAATCTCCTTTGGTGTATAATCTTATTATAGATAAAAACACTAAAGGAGATTTTTTATGAACATATTAGACTTCATCAATGCCTCAGTTTATAATCTTGGTCGAGTTGCTATTCAATTTAGAAATGAATATCATAAAAACTTAAAAACACCTTCTAATTCAGCATCGTGGTATGCTCTAAACTCTTTCCGCGATGGATGGTTTAGAGTAAATGATTCTTACCAGATAACGTACACATTCGGACTCAAAATAAAAGAATTTGAAATTAGTGGAATTAATAAAACAATGTGGGGCAAGGGATATGCTATAAAAGCACAACTCACATACGAAACTCCTGCCAATGTAATAGAAACAACTCCTGCATGGTTGTATGTTGAAGATGATGTTGATCTTAATGAAGTTGAAAAATACATTGAAGATAATAAAAAGTTTTGGGTAGATTAAGAAAAGTATTCCATAAACAAAAATATAGGAGATTGAAATGAAATTTGAAATAAGAACCATAAAAATAAAATACGACAAATACAATGCTGAGTTGTTTGATTCTAAACTTCCACCATCTAATCAAATAAATTTCGAATTTTTCAAATCTAAGAATGCTATTGCAATGATTAGATATCCAATTAGTTGGAATCGCGATGATGCAGTAACATTTAGATTGAATTCACTGGTAGAATTTGAAACAGAACAATCTTTAAATCATACAATCATTCATGAAATGATACACGTTTCTCAGTTCTATAATAGAGCATCAGAAACTGGCCATGGCCGTGATTTTAAACGTATTGCTAATGAAATATATGGCAAGAGTCATGGTCTCTTTAATATCACTAGAGTTCACTATGGCGAAGTTGAAATGATTGCTAAACAAAAAACAAATTCAAATATAATTGAAGATTGTATTGTTGTAGTAACTGATAACAACTCGTTTAGAGTATATAAAAATACATCTTTAGAACGAATTAAAAGTCAAATGTTGTTATTTTCGTGCAATCAAGAATATTTCAAATATTCAGGAACATTATTTAATACATACAATTCAAGTAGATCAAACATTTGCACGTCTGTATCATTTCAAAAAAATGTAAATAATATTGTTGAAGAAATGAAGAAGACCGCCGAAGTTTTATTAAAAAGGACAATAATATGAAAGAGTTTAAAGAATATATCGGTGAATCAAATGAACTTGACATAACTGATAAAGATGACATGATCGAACTTCTAATGGATCTTGATGAACAATTAGAAACTCCATTAGAAGCAGAGTTAGTCAGTTTACTTGTTTCGCTAATTAAAATGGATAAATTGGAATCTGATAGTTTTGATTCAATTGTTGATGCTATTGATTCTATTATTGATTTTGAACACACGGATCTTGGTTATGATTATGATGAAAACTATGAAGATGATTATGATGAAGATGAAGAAGATGAAGTGGATGAAGCGCAACGCGCTTTGTATAAAAGAGCTGGATATATTAAGTGTCCAGATGGTAGAATAAGAAAAAGAGGCAAATGCGGCAAACCTCTCGATAGAAAAAGATCGAGACAAATGGTTAAAGCACGAAAGAAATTTAAAAGATCATTTGCAAAAGGCCAGAGAAAAGCTCAAAAAACCAAAAGAAGACTAGGTATGGTAAAATGAAAAAATGGAATAAAATAGTTCTCGAAGGCATTAACGATAAGCGAACAAAAATTGAGATTTTAGCCAACGGAAAAAAACAGATCATTCCAATTCCCTTTGGTTATGCAACTGATAGTGGTGAATATGGCCACAGAGACTTAGAAAAAATCAGAAACTATTTAACATCGACCGATAAATATGGTACTGTTTATCAAGTGCGACTTATTCAAGAGGCTAAAAATCAGTATCTGATTCTTGTTTCTTGTACTGACTTTGGAGATCAAGATTCTTTTAAACGTTCAGTAGAGCGCCGAATTATTAATGCTATGCAAAAATTTCAATTTAGACCAATGCCATCGAAGCTTTCAATCGTTGATTCGAAGTTTGTATATAACAATGGAACCAACAATTATACACTCATTTTTAAAGCTATTGGCGAAAAACCAGTTGCATGGAACAATGTTGAAAATATGAAAGTTGAGATTATATGAAAAATTTTATGAATTATATATTAGAATCTAAAATGAATACGAAAGACTATAATTTTTATCTCTTAAATAAGGCCGGAAATAAAATACGTTCAGGTTGGGAATATAAAGAAGATGCTCAGGATGCAAAAGCTGATGATCCTGAATCTGGAAAAATAGTTGCAAAATCTTTTCTAAAACAAATGGATATTGATCCGAATGATGATAAGGTTTGGTCAACTGTGAATGAAAGTAAAAGTATCGTTAAAGAAGATCTTCATAAAAATTTTGGTGATAAGAATAAAAAGATGGATGAGTTGAAAAAATTTGATACTCTTCTTGTTCAATCATTGAGACAATTAGCTGGTGTTGCTATGTGGGCTGAAGAAGAACAAAAGAAGCTGATTGCAGATATTCAGAAAGATCTTAGAGCAATTCAAAAGAAATCTGATACATTGTTTCTGGATGTTCTTGATAAATAACTGAGCGGTAAAAATAAAATGAAAACATTTAATGAATATCTAAATATTGTTTGCGAGAATGAAGATAAAGAACTTGATAAAATAATCAATAGTCGTTTATCAGCTAGTTCTCAACAAATGAGAAAAAAACTGAAATCTGAATTGAAAAAACTTATAGCTGGTGCAAGTAGCAATCTAGGTAAGTGGATTGAAGAAAAACAATCGGGCATCAAAGAATTTCTTCCTGAGTATTGGGAAGCTGCTTTAGCTGCATTGATATATCATCCAGAATCTGATTACGAACCACATCAAAAAATAAGAATGTATCATGCTATTGGTTCTTCATTCCATGAAAATATGAGAGATCCTCGAATGAAATACGATCCAGATGAAGATTAAATACCTTCGTTCAAATATAGTATTTCAAGAGATACCGGGTGAAATATCACTATCTTTTGAAATTACAAATTGTCCTTATTGCTGTCATAATTGTCATTCGCCTGAATTGCAAGAAGATATTGGTATTGAGTTAACTGTAGATGTTTTGCGATATTATATCGAAAAAAATAAAATAAATAATAAAATGTTAATTTCTTGTGTATTATTTATGGGAGGTGATCAGCATCCTGAATTATTAGACTTAATAAAAGTAGTCAAAGAATACAATTTGAAGACTGCTCTCTACACTGGAAGCGATGATGTTGATATAATACTCAAAAATCAATTAGATTATCTTAAAACGGGTCCATACATTAAAGAATTTGGCGATTTGAGATCTAAGAACACTAATCAAAGATTGTATAAAATAGTTGGTGGTATAGAAGTTTCTAGAATTGAGTTAGGAGATTTAACATGAATTGGAATGAACTAATAATAGAACGGAAAGAAGATATCGATGAAGAAATGGTTAATCGACATCTAAATTCTAATGAAGTTGAAATTCAAAAGAAATTAAGAAAAGAATATCAAAAACTTTTATTAGGAGTCAACTCAGAATTGGGTAAATGGCTAGTTGAAAATGAAACTGGCATTAAGTATTATATGCCAGAAATTTATACAAATGCTTTTTATGCCTTGACTCAAGTTAATACATCAATTAAAAATGTAAAGGTATTTAATGAAATTGGAAGTTTGTATAAAAAATATTTGTATTCAAAATAACAATAAAATTGTTTAAAAATACTCTAAGATTAAGTTCTTAGAGTATTTTTTATTAAAAAAACATCAATAATAGTAATATAAATTTATCTTAATTTATGAAAGGTTTTACTATATGAAACTAAGCAAAAAAACTCTATCTATTCTCAAATCATTTTCTTCAATTAATCCAGTTATTTATTTCGGTGATCCAAAAGCAATTAAAGTCGTAAGTCCAGATGGCGGTGTAATTGGTTGTTATCAAGCTGATGAATCTATTAACAGAGAATGTTCATTTTGGGAAACCCCAAAACTTCTAGCAACAATTGATTCTATGGGTGGAGAAGAAGCCGAATTAGATTTTAATGATAAGTTTGTTAAAATCGTTTCTAATGATAAATCATCTCTTAAATACTTTTACACACCAGAAGCAATGATTTTATCCTCAAACCCTAAACCAAAATCGTACGAAGCATATTGCAAAGCCATGGAAATGAATGTTGAATTTGAATTGCCAGTCGAGATGTTTAATAAGATTATGAAATTGTCTCAAGTAATGCAATTGAATAATCTTAAAATTGAATTTGAAAATGATAAAGGCAAAATCTTCCTTCTTGATGATACGAACAAAGTATCTCACAACTTTGAATATGATATAAATGGTAAAGGAACAGGTTCTATCACACTTTACATTTCATCATTGAATATTATTCCTGGAACATACAACATTGTGATTAAATCGGGTCTATTTTCCAAATTCATCAATAAAGATATTCCATTATTCTATATTGTTGCTGGCAAAAAGGAACAGAAATAATTATGAATTTAATTGATATTCAAAGAACGTCTAATGACTGGGGAATGAAATATCGTCCAAATAAATTTGAAGATATTATTTTGCCAGAAAGATATACCAATCAATTTAAAAAAGTAATAGCTCAAAAAGCTATGTGTAATTACATTTTTTCTGGTGAACCTGGGTGTGGCAAGACATCATTGGCAATGATACTAAGCAAAGAATTAGAATATGATACGCTCTATCTAAACCTATCCAACGACACTGGTGTTGATGTATTAAGAAATGATATAAAATCATTTGGCATGACAGTATCATTAAATGGTGATAGAAAACTCGTAATTGCTGATGAATGTGATAGAGCTTCTCCTCAATTGAAAGATGCTTTAAAAGCTGAAATAGAAGCTATGTCAGAGAATGTTAGTTTTATCTTTATAACTAATCATATCAATGTCATTCCAGCTCCTCTTCTTTCAAGACTTCAAAAAATTGATTTCACATTTACGCCAGATGAAATTAAAACACTAAAAACGTCTATCTATAAACGAACTGTAGAAATTCTAAACCTGAATAAAGTTGAATATGAAAAAGAAGCAATTCAATTTGTTGTTAATAAAATCTTTCCAGATTTTAGAAAGATATTGAACCAACTTCAGTGCTTATCATTTCAAGGAGCAATCACAAAAGATGTTGTCGAAACATCAATATCCGTAAATATGAAAGATTATTTTGACATACTTAAAAGAAAAAAGTATAAAGACCTAAGACAATACATTGCAAATCTTTCACTGAATCCACAGTATTTTTATTCAGAAATATTTAAAGATATTGACACTTATTTTGAAAAGGATAAACTGGCGCAGGCTATTTTAATTTTATCGAGATATAGTTATGAATCAGCTTTTGTTATAGATCATGAATTAAATTTGTGTGCTTGCTCAATGGAATTGATGCTAATTTGAAATTATACAAAGAGGGCTTAAATATTTAAGCCCTCTTTTAAAAGGAATTAATGTGGATATTTTTACAATTCTCAAAGATATTAATATTGGAAAATCATTTAACTTGCACAATGATGCTGACTTCAATAAACAATATAATCCTTTTATGATCAATCGTTATTTGTCTATGAACCCCGAAACAGTATTAGAAGCCAATTGCATGAATAAATATAGTCAGAATAGTAAATCGGTGCAATATTTATTTTATTCTAGTATAATTGAAAAGAAAGATAGATTTTTGAAATATCTCAAGTCCGAATCATCAAAAGAAGATAAAGATTTGATAAAATATATTCAAAAGCTTTATCAAGTAAATAAAATAGTTGCAGAGGATATTGTTAAAACAATTCCTCAAGAAGAAAAAGACTTAATTATTGAAATGTTTGAGCAAAAAACAATAAGGAAAAGATAATATGAAAAAATGGAATAATATCGTATTAGAAAATAATGGTAACGTATCATTTAGCATAAAAAATGATACAGGAAGCTCTTTTTATAAGCACCTAGAACCAATACAACAGAGAGAATTGTTGAAAAAATTAAAATCATCTAATGATGCTAATATTAAAAAATTTATTGACGAATTGAAAGCTGAAGATGGATATACACCATCAATAACTGTAAACTATAATAATTTTTCATTTGGAATGTATGGCGTTGATGGTGTCATTAGTTTATCCAAAGGTGGTCCATATCCAAGCGGAGCCAAATTGGATAATTTGTTAGATATTGATGAATTCATTTCAGCTATTTAATACAAAAATTCATCCTAAGTAAATAATTATAAAATCATTTTACTTAGGATGAATTTTATGATAAAAATAAAAATTTGCAAAGATGAAGCTATTATTATTGAAACATTAGAGAGACTTGGTATTGGTAATCGCCAAATGAAGACTATGTATCCAAGTGTTTATTTAAAACGAACTATAAATGGATATGCATTATTTCATTTTAAAGAATTGATGGAATCAGATGGTTTAACAGTTAATATAACAGAAGAAGATATTAACAGAAGAAATAGTATCATAAAGCTTTTAGAAAAATGGAATTTGATTAAAATTGATGATGAATCATTTCCGAAAGAATTTGAAACTGTTTTTGTATATGTATTGTCATATGTTGAGAAGGTTGAATGGAAAATAAGTCATAAGTATAGAAAAAAATTTTAAGGTGGTAGAATAATATGAAAAAGTTTTCAGAATATGTTGGAGAAAATGTTATAGACAATGGTCAATATAGAATATCAATTAAAGATGGCTCTGATATTATAACATTTGTTAATGATAACGGCGAAATTTTTATTAAATTTAATCGCGAGCCAATTCAATTAAATGCAGCGGATAGTCAAAAACTTATTAGTTGGTTTGTAAATCAATCGTAAGGACATAAATATGAAATGGAATAAACTAGTATTAGAAGAAGCTAATAAAATATCTTTTTATAAACATCCTAGAGGTAAAATCTGGTGTATATAAAAAATTTGACTGCTGCTCAGACTGATAAATTAGTTAAAAATTTAGAAGATTGGCGAGATACTGAAATAAGCAAGTTTTTGATGGAATTAGAAACTAGTGATGATTATACCAGAACTATCGGAGTAAGATTTAATAATGTAGCATTTGGTATTTATGGACGAGATGGTATAGTTAGAATTGCTACGGGTGATATGTATTCGACAGCAAAAGTATTAAATCAATATTTGAATATCGATGAGTTTATTAATTCACTATAAGGACATAAATATGAAATGGCATCAAATATTAATGGAAGAAAATTTTTCAATAAAAGAAAAGAAAAATAATTGGATTTTCGGAAATATTGATAAATATCGTTTTGAAGCAGAGTACACTAATCAGCCTTCGTCAATGGGTATTAACGATGGAAGAATAAGTAAATTATTTTTATTTGATAATAAAACACTAATTGCTTCTTATGAACGCGGATATGATGAAGAAATAGATAAATCAATAATCAAAACATGGAACAAATTAATAGAATATTTGGAAAAAGAATTAGAATAATATAATTAAAAAAGAAAAGATTAGTATATTTTATCTATACTAATCTTTTTTCATGAAAGGTCATTTATAATGAATTTTGAATTCGCTAAAGTAAGAGAAGTAAAGTCACCATTACGTGGAACCGAAAAATCTGTTGGCATTGATTTTTTTGTTCCGGAATTTGATGAAAAATTTGTTAGAGATTTAAAAGAAAAGAACCCAAATATTAGTATTATTGATGAAAAAATTATTCAAATTATGCCTCAAGAGCATGTTCTTATTCCATCTGGCATAAAAGTAAAACTTCCATCAAACTATTTTCTTAATGCTTTTAATAAATCAGGGGTTAGTTCAAAGAAGCAATTAATTAAAATGGCTGAAACTGTTGATGAAGATTATCAAGGTGAAGTTCACATTTCTATTCTTAATGCTGGACGAAAAATTCAGACTATTACAGAACATGAAAAGCTTATTCAATTTATTCTTCTTCCAGCATTATATGCTAATATTATTGAAAAAGATCAAGATAGTATTTATACCAATATAACCAAACGAGGAGATGGCGGTTTTGGATCAACAAATAAATAATTTAACTTGGTGTAGTATAATTCCATTGATAGGCGGTTTAACACTTGGTGCTCAGAATGTACTAAAAACGCTACCAGAATATATAATATCCTTTGATGGATTTCAAGATAATGATAGTCACACTCTAAACCACTTTAAAAATGATAATATTCCATATCTTAATGGAGATAAATTAGAAAATATCGATAAAGTTGATATGACCGTAATGGTTCCGCCATGTAGCGCTTTATCTAATTTAAACGTTAAAAGCGATACTGAATATGAATCAATAAAGTGGTTATACATTTCGACTAAGATAGCTATGGAGAAATGCGAAGCTAAAGTTATCATAGGAGAAAATGCTCCGGGTTTGTTTACTAAGAAGGGAAAAGCTGTCGTAGATCAACTTCATCAAATTGGTCTTGAACATGGTTATTCATTAAGTATTTTTAAAATAGATTCTAAATATTGTAATTGCCCTCAGCAAAGATTAAGATCATTTTTTGTGTTTTGGAAAGGTGATCATACATATGAATTAGAACCGAAATGCGAAATGATTAAGATAGATGATTATCTTAAAAAAACTAAGTTGAATATGAAATATCATAATGAAAAAGAAGAAGAAGACAGACTAATTAATTCAGCTCAGTATAAGTTTATTAAATATGAAATGAAACAAGAACTTAGTCAATTCTTAGATGGTGTTGGCTTTATTCAAAGATTGTTTAAGAATAACTTAATTGATAAATTTGAACAATTTCTTATAAACAATAAATTTGATAAAGATCTAGCTTTAATAAAACATATTAAATATAAATTATCGATTGGAAAAAGTTTTTGGGATTCATATTCCATTTATGATACTCATACTAGAGGTTGCACAAACGCATTAACGGGTAAAACGATTAAAACATTATTACATCCATATAAAGATAGATTTTTAACCAATGCTGAATTGATTGCGATTATGGGTTTACCATTTGATTATGAAATAGTTAATGATAAACTTATTCATATTACTCAAAATGTGACAGTTCAATCGGCTGAATTTATGGTTAAAGAATGTAAAAAATATTTTACAAATAATTTAAGAAAAATAAATTCTACATTAAATTATCAAGATTTAACAATAAGTGATAATATAAAACCAGAAACAATTGAGCTTAACAATTTATTTTAAAGGATATATTATGAATGAGATTGCTTTTAAAGGCGAAAAAGATAGTAAAGGAAAACTTAGAGTAGATTTAGTAACGCCTGAATGTATTATTGGCATGGCTGAAGTTCTAGGAAAAGCATTAGAAAAATATACTCCAAATAGTTGGCAAAATGTGAAAGATGGTTTAAACGAGCATTACGCTGCGGTATTACGTCACCTTCTTAAATGGCGTATGGGCGAATTAGATGATGACGAAACAAAACTAAGTCATATGAAACATGTTTTAACTAATGCAATGTTTCTGTTATATCATGAAGAACATTTGTTGAGAAATAAAAATGAATAAAAATGAATTAATAAAATACTATAAACAATTATATCAAAAATTGATATCCGAAGATTTTATTATAGATAAATCAGGAGTTAAATTAGTTGAATTGATTGCTCCAAGATTTGAATTAGATCCAAACGAAGATTTAATTGATATTGAAATTCGTTCTAGTAATGCTAAATATGTGTTACAAGAATTAGATTGGTATTTGAGTAATGAATTGCATATTAATCGTGTTAATAATGTACGGATATGGAAAGAATGCGCAGATAATAATCAAGAAATAAATTCAAACTATGGTTATTTGGTTTTTGGTAGAGGAAATTTTAATCAATTTAATCACTGTTTGCAGACATTATTAAATCATAATGAATCAAGACAAGCTATTGTTATTTATAATCGTCCATCGATTCATTATGAAGCAAATAGTTTTAATTGTAAAGACTTTATTTGCACTATGTTTCAACAGTTTTTTATTCGAAATAATAAATTAGAAACTATTACTAGTATGAGATCTAATGACTGTATTTTTGGCGCGTTTAACGATATTCCATGGTTCCATTATGTTATTAAAAAAATGAAAGAAGAATTAAATAATAATGGACTTAATATTGAATTGGGACAGCATATATTTATTCCTAATTCTTGGCATTGTTATGAGCGTCATTTTGATATTTTAAGAAAAATCGGAGAACAATGTGAATAAATTTGATAATTTGTATATGGATATTGCAATTCGAATAAGCCAGATGAGTTTTTCTAATAGATCAAAAGTTGGTGCTGTAATAGTTAAAGAGAATAATATCGTTGCTTTTGGTTGGAATGGAATGCCATCTGGCTTTTCTAATTCTTGTGAAGATGAAAATAATAATACACACGACGAAGTTATTCATGCTGAAGAAAATGCCATTTGTAAAGCTGCTAAACAAGGAATATCATTAAAAGACTCAACATTATATTTAACATTGAGTCCGTGTCCACATTGCGCAAAACTAATTATTCAAAGCGGAATAAAAAATGTTATTTATTTAGAAGAATATCGTATTAATAAGTGGATTGAATTTTTAAAAGAGTGTAATATTAATGTGAGGCATTATGATAATTGAACATAGAATAAATACAATTGGAGAATTAAAAAATGTTGATAAAAGTAACGGAATAGAAGTTGATATAAGATATGATTCTAGTGTTAAAGATGTCGTTCTTACACATGATATTAACTTTACCCATAATAATACCTTAAATGATTTTTTACATTATTATAACCACGCGTTAATAATATTTAACATTAAATCTAGTTTGTGCGAAGAGTATTGTATTCGATTAATGGAAAAGTTCAATATAAAAAACTACTTATTTCTCGATTCTCAAATTCCAGATATCATTAAATATGCTAAGCTGGGATATGGGGATAAATTCATAACACGTATATCTAAATTTGAAACATATAATAAAAATTTAGTTTCATTGGCATCGAAGTATATATGGGTCGACACATTTGGTGAAGCGGATATTTCTTTCATAAATCAAAATGATAATCATGACTATATTTTTGTTTCTCCAGAATTGCATAAAAAAGATGAAAATATTGTTATATTAAAAGAAATGATAAAACAAAAATTTGATGTTTATCATGTTTGTACTGATTTTAAAAATTACTGGACATAATACATGTTTGATTTAAGCTTTATAGTTAAAAACAAAAAATTGTTAATAATAGATATTGATGACACAGTTTTGTCATATCAAAAAGCTCATGCTATTGCATTGAACGAAACGCTATCAAAATACAATTTTACAATTGATGAATATAACAATAGTAAAGAATTAGTTAAGAAATTTATTAAGGGTGTTAATCAACATAAAAAAGAACTTTATTTTAAAAAAATGGTTGAAGATTCAAACCATGATTATTCATTAGTACTCGAATTAACGAAAACATATAACTATTATTTATTTAAACACTTGGTGCTTGATGTATCAATAAAAAACTTATTAATTTACTGCAAAAATAATAATATTAACATTTGCGCGTTATCCAATTTTTATTCATTAGATCAAATCAAAAAATTGAAAAAATTAAACATACTTCAATATTTTAATCATATAATAACCAGTGAAGATATTGATATAGAAAAGCCAAGTCCATTCATTTATTCATTTATATTAGAAAAATTTAATCTTAAATATAATGATGCAATTATGATTGGTGATTCAATAGTTGATATGCCATCATTCGGCATCGATTATTATCCATATAATTGTAACAATTTATTTTTTGCTATTTGTGGAAAATCTGGTTGCGGAAAATCTACACTAGCCATGCTATTAAAAGAAATATTTGGGGCAACAATTATTGAAGGCGATAATTATCATAAATATGAACGAAATAGCGATATGTATAAAATAATGACTCATTATGATTATAGAGCTAATAATATTGATAAAATGAATGACGATATTCGTAAGTTATTTTATTTAAAAAATATTTTATTGGCTCAATATGATCATACAACTGGAAAATTCAATAATATATCTGAAGTTAAATATAATGACAAAATAATTTTTGAAGGTTTGCACTGGTTAAATTCAATTGAGACAAATAAGTTTTTTAAATTTAAAATATTCATAAATAATTTTCATAGTGATGAAAATAAAATTAAGCGAGATACAAGATATCGAAACAAAACTAAAGAAACAGTAATAGATTCAATCAATGCTCGTAGTAACGATTATGATAAGTTTATTTATATTCAAAATAAATGTAGTAATATGATATTCAATTATAATGAAACCGAACTAGAAATTGTTTTTACAAATGAATTTAATTTTGACATATTAAAAGCTATTTTTGAAAAATTAAATAATAATGTTATAATAGAACAAAATCAATTCAAAGTACGTTATTCAATTGCAAATAATATTCGTGAATATCGTTCGGTTATAGTTAAATTATTTAATTTGCTAAAAAGGAACATCTATGAATAAAACTGAAGCTACAAAATACTATAAAAAATTGCAATCATTGGTGAGCAATTTATTTGATTCGCCTAGCATTGGCGGAAACATATCTGTAAAATATGATGACAAAATGTTAATAAAATCTTCTGGTTCTAATTTAAAAAATGAAACAAAAATATCTATAATGAATAATGAAACAGACATGAATTTAAATAAGATTAAGCCATCTATGGAATATTCATTTCATAAAATTATACCATACAAATTTGTGCTGCACTATCATCCGATTTATCTTATGCCTTATCTCTGTTCTAATCATAAATTCGATTTACCTTTTAAATTTAAAATACTCGATTATCATATGCCAGGCGTTGAATTAGCAGGAGCTATTTTAAATAATTCCAAATATAATATTTATCTATTAAAGAATCACGGCATAATTCTTTGCCACAATGATATAGAACAAATTGAAGAAATGTATCGTTATATTAAAGAAAAATTTATTTCAATCTTAAAATTTAATGATTATATTTCTCCAGATGATGTTATATTAAATAATGATATTGAAGTAATTCTTTATCATTGGGCAATAAGGGGATTATCAAATAACATCATATATTTAAATGATAATGATGTTAATGATTTAAATTCAAATTCAGATGAAAAATATAGGAAAAATTTAATATGAACATTATCATTCCGTGTACTGGCTTAGGCAAAAGATTTATTTCAAATGGTTATTCATGCCATAAGTCTTTTTTGCCTGTTGATAATAACGATTTAGTAATAGATAAAGTTATTAAAATGTTTGATCCCAAAGATAATTTTATTATTATTGCTAATGAATTTAATTACTCGGAATTAGTTAATCACTTTGTTAGATCAAACATTCATATCATTTTATCATATTATGAAGCCACCGGGCCAGTTAAATCTATTATAAATGCAAAAAATAAAATATTAGATGTTTTACAAGATGAGGGATGCATAATATCATATTCGGATTTTTATCAAACATATGATTACTTAGATTTTAAAGAATGGATTAAAAACACAAATTCCGATGGCTGCATACTATCATACACAAATTATCATCCACATTTTAATGTCACAAATAATAAATATGCTTCGTCAAAACTAGATAAAGACAATAATGTATTAGAAATAAAAGAAAAACATAATTTTGATTCAATGGAAAAAAGTTTTCATTCATCGGGAATGTATTATTTTAAATCGTTTGAATTAATCATGAAATACTTCAATATTTTAATTGATAAAAATATTCATTTAAACAATGAATACTATGTTTCGATGGTCTATAATGAAATGATTAATGACAAGTTAAAGATAACATCATATAATAAAATTCATCACTTTCTACAGCTTGGAACACCCCAAGATTATGAATATTTTAAATCAATGGAAGATAAATATTTGAAATTGAATTCATTGTATATCAAAGAAAATAATATTAGACAAATAATGTTAATGGCTGGCCGATCAGAACGTTTTATTAATGACGGATATGATATACCAAAACCATTTTTGATGGTATCCGATAAAAAAATGCATCTTATTCAAGATGATTATCTAAATTGCTATAAACGAACTTATATTACCGCGGATGATTATGAAGAGTATGTTGAAAAGGACATATATGACAAATATGTTTTTATTGAAAAAAATAAAATAGGACCGGCATATTCTTATTATAAAGGCGCTAAACATATAACAGGCGAAGTGATCATAACTTCTTGCGATGTATTAGCTAATTATTTTACTAAGAATTTTTATGATAAAATTGATGAGAGCGATGTTATTATATTCGCCACAACCAATCATAAAAATTCAATAGAAAATCCTAATTCATATTCATGGATTAAACATGATAACGAAAAGGTTGAATCAGTATCATTAAAGAAACTATTGAATAATGCTAAAACAGACTATATGTTAATTGGTTCATTTTATGTAAAAAATAATGAAACATTTATTCATCATCTGAATTCTTTCTTATCTATAGAAAAACAAAACAATGAAGAATATTTTATTGATGAATTTATGAATTATTTATTACTTTTCGGATATAAAATTAATACTGTTCTTGTTGATGGTTATTATTCATTTGGAACACCAAAAGAATATAAAGAGTCTAATTATTTTTTAACCTATTTTGATAAAGAAAGTGAAACTAATGATAGAAATTAATAATTCCTTTGAAAACTATCTGTCTGATCTTAATTCATATTCGTTTGTTATTGATGCTATACAATCTATGAAAGAATATGAAGAGAAAATACCAATTTGCGTGTTATCGTATAAGTATGATAAAAAACGATCGAAATTTATTGTTCAATTGATGAATGAAATAGAACAAAACGGAAAATTAAACAGATCAATTATAATTTTTGTGTATGAAGAAGAAAAAGAACTTTATTCATTTTTATTAAAATACGATGGTATAGAACTTGTCTATATTAAAAAAGATAATGAAAATAGTACTTTATCTGGAAAAAGAAATTTTATCATTGATTATGCTAATCAACAGGGATTTAAGAACATTTTTATGATTGAAGACGATTGCGATAAGTTCTTTATTCCAATTCAAAAATTTAAAGAAACAAAATTTGCCAAAAACACAAAATATCATTTATCAATTAAACTTACTTTTGATTTATGGGAGCATATTGCTTTAAGTAATAATTTTGTTATGACATCTCCATTGATAGAATTTGCAGTAGTAATACAGCAACATTCTAAAATGTTTACTACTAACACAACATGCATTCAAATGTTTCAATTTAATATTGAATATTTAATTAAGAATAATTTGAAATTTGATCATAAGAGTGGCTGGGATGATTTTGATATGAATATTCAAGTATTTGAATCAGGAGAAGATATTCATACATTATATCCATTGGGCTATTCGACAATATCTGTAAAATCAGGAAACAGCGTAATTGATAAGAATATCTTTGAACGATTTAAAAATAATTCATATATATTTTTGAACAAATGGGGTAGTAATAAAGTAAAAATTGTTGATAAACGTGGATTAATAAACGCTAGAATAGATTGGCGAAAATTAAAAAAGAATCGAAATCAACCAATCTTAGAATTATCAGACATTTTTTAGTTTACATACCATCTCCTATATGATAAGATAAATCATATAGGAGATTTTTTTAAGAGTGGCAAATTAAAGGAGAAATGAAAATGAACATATTTGCAATTAAAACTAATATTGGTTTTGTTTCAGGATTAAATAGATCAATGTTGATGATTGATATTACCGAAAATCCACGTTATATTAAAACATTTAAAACAGAAGCTTCTGCTAAAAAGTATGCAGAAAAATATTCTAATGCCGGATATGGATTAACAAAGTATTCTATCGTTTCTTTAAAAAAATAGTTTACATATTCAGATTTTTGTGTTATGATAATTACATAAGCTATTAAAGCTTAAAAAATAAAAATTCTTAGGAGAAATGAAAATGAAAAGTTCTAAAAATGTTGCAAAACCAGTAGTTGTTTCAGCTCGTGATCATGAAGCAGTTGTTGGTAGAACTGACTTCTATCGTATCGATCCTACTCAGATCAAAGTTGTTGATGGATGGAATCCTCGTGGTTCTTTTGATGCAATCAAATTAGAAGAATTGAAAGATTCAATCAAAGAAAACGGTGTGTTGGTTCCTCTTAGAGTCAAAATCAATAACGAAGGAGAAATCATTCTTATTGATGGCGAAAGAAGACTTAGAGCAGTTCTAATGGCGATCCGCGAAGGAGCTGAAATAGTATCAGTTCCCGCTATCGTAGAACGCAAAACAATGAATGAGATTGATGCTCTTGTATTGGCTCTTACTGCTAATACTGGTGAACCTCTCACTATGGTTGAAGAAGCTCATGCAATTAAGAAACTTACCAACTATGGATTAAAAGTGGATGAGATTGCAAAGAAACTTGGTAAGTCAATTCCAACAATTCTCAATAGAATTCAGCTTCTTGATGCAAGTCCTGAAATTATCGATTCAATGGAAAATGGTGAAATCAGTTTCACAGATGTAAAGAAAATTGTAAAAGACTCTGATGGTCTTGCTAGTCAGAAGGAAAAGCTTGACGAAGTTAAAGAAAAGAAAGCGGCCAGAAAAGCATCTGGTCTTTCTAAACCCGGCAAAAAAGCATTTGTTAATCTTGTAGCAGAAATGCTTGAATGGCTTCAGGAATTAAACATCGAAAACGTTGCTCAAGTTAATGAATTAATTGAAAAAGCCAATAATATGTTGGATAATGAAGACTAATATATAAAATATCCGGTAGTGAAATATCTACCGGATATTGTTTAAGATAAGGAGATTTGAAAATGAAAAAATACGAATTTACTGGTGAAACGAAAGAATTTTATGGACACACAATGCATCGAATCAGACGTCTAT